CCCGCTGGCACCCCTAGGCCTACTGTCCGGTGAACCAACCGGTATGTAGGACTTGGGGATCCGATAACGTGCCACATGGATGTGACACGGCGCTTTGTGGTTCGTTTCAAAGAGTCCTCACGGACCCCTATGTACCCGGAGATATCGCTATCTTTACGGGTCGAACCATTAATCGCACCCTGTAGAAAGCTCACCATCAACCCGCTAGGGTTGTAAATGAGCTGCTTATGTCGTCTAGGCACGACAACGTACCCGTCATCGCTAATGCGTATCCTACAGGGTCTCACGACCCTGCAGTAATACGTTTTGAACCCATTACGGGATCGAACGTACGCACGAGCAAAAGACCAAGGTACTTGGATGCCCGAGTCGATGTTCTCCCAAGGAGGAATACAGTATTTTCGAAGCCGACCAGGTAAACTGGCAAGCAAGGAAGTGACTGTACGTCTGAGGGAGATCCCGGTTCTTGTTGAGAACCGGATAAGTAGGTTAACTACAGTGAAGAGGTCACTTGGGTCAGCCAGCCTCTTTACATAGACACCACGGATATCGGTGCCATGATAGAAGTCAGCCCCGCATGACTCTCGGAACGGTCCTTTTACAAAGGACTTATCGTCGTTAACCCGAAAACCAAGGAGGTTTAAGAGGAACACCACATCATCCGTCACTGCTGACGGACAAATGATGTCGTCTCCATAGACACCCCAAAGTTGATCGGACCTGTCCCCTCTCTCGGGTATTCCCCGGAAGCGGAGGCAGGCGACGACTGCGCAGGCAAACAGGATTGTTTGCAACGGGAACGTATAACCGTTCCCCATTGTGGAAACCATTTGGAGTTCCACTGCGCCCAGGCCTGGTACCTCTGCAACAGGTGTCCTCAGGGACACCAGCAAACGCAGCATATCAGGAGGCAAAGCCCACTGAAGCATACGCAAGGAGATACTATCGGAAGCACTACTTAGGTCTATCGTTGACAGACCATCGGTAATACTGCCTAACCTGGCAAGCTCACGGTTCTTAAACTGCTGGGTCTCGAGGTCGATTCCGAACCGACCACGAAGCCTACGTTCTAAGATACCACCGAGACCTAATTGAAACCAC